GTCGGCGGCTCGCCGAGCTTCCTGCAGGCGCGCACCGCCAACGAGGTTCTGAAGGCGCAGGAGCGCAAGCTCAGGCTGCAGCAGCTCAAAGGCGAGCTGGTCGACCGGGCACGGGCGACCGCACAGGTGTTCACCCTGGCGCGGCAGGAGCGCGATGCCTGGACGCAGTGGCCGGCCCGCGTGGCGGCCGATCTGGCTGCGGCTCTCGGCCTGGATACTCACATCGTGCAGACGGCGCTCGAGACGGCCGTCAAGGCGCATCTGACCGAGCTCGCCGATGTGAGGCCACGGCTCGATTGAGCATCGATCGCGAGGAGGAGCGCTGCATGCGACGCTGGCTCACCAAGGCGCTGATCGGCACGCTGCGCGACGCCCTGGTGGGCGGCATCGTGCTGGTCGTGCTCCTGCAATCGCTCGCCGGCCTGATCGGCTGATCGCCACACCGTGCGCCTCGACGACTACGACGGTGCGGCGGCGATCGCGGCGGCCTGGGCCGATGGCCTGCGTCCCGATCCGACGCTCACCGTCTCGGCCTGGGCCGATCGGCATCGCGTGCTGAGCCCGAGGGGTGCGAACGAGGCCGGTCCCTGGCGGACATCGCGCACCCCTTACCTCGAGGAGATCATGGACCACCTCTCGCCGTCGCATCCCTGCCAGCGGGTGGTGTTCATGAAGGGTGCTCAGACGGGTGGCCCGCTCGCCCTCGATACGCCCCTGCCGACGGCCTCCGGATGGACCACCATGGGAGCGGTTAAGGTCGGCGACGTGCTCTTCGACGAGAAAGGGCAGGTGTGCAGCGTCACCGGCGTGTCCGAGATCATGACGGGTCGGTCTTGCTTCGAGGTCGTCTTCGAGGACGGTGCCACGGTCGTCTGTGACGCCGGGCACCGTTGGCCGGTCTGGGACGGCACCAACGACGTGCCGGTGGCCCGCGTGTTGCGGACCGACCAGATGCTCGGCCGTGTCGAGATCGGCCGCAGCAGGCGCCGCCGCTTCGCCGTCGACTGCTGCGCCCCGGTCGAGCTGCCCGAGCAGGATCTGTTGATCCATCCCTATGTGCTCGGCGTCTGGCTTGGCGACGGCTCGTCAACCATGAACCACATCAGCGTCCACGAGGACGACTGGCTGCTGTCCGTCCATCTCGGCCAATGCGGGGTCGAGGCGGAATACCGACTGCCTCGCTGGCGCTACGGCAAGTGCGCCAACATCATCATCGACCCGACATTCAGGGCCGAGAGCGACGGCAGGGTGGCGGCCAGGGTGCAGCATCGCTCGCGCTTCATCACGCAGCTCCGCATGCTCGACGTCTTGGGCAACAAACACGTCCCGGCAGCCTATCTGCGAGCCAGCCGTGAGCAACGGCTCGAGCTGGTGCGCGGTCTGATGGACAGCGACGGCACGATCACACCCGACGGCAAGCGCTGCGAGTTCAGCAACACCGATCGGCGGCTGGTCGATGCGATGATCGAGCTCCTCGGCAACCTCGGCTACAAGCCCACGGTCTACTGGGCGCCGGCACGCGACGGCATCGCACCGGGCAACCGGCGCTGTCGGATGCAGGAGACCTGGCGCGTCACCTGGACCGCCTACCGCGAGGAGCCGGTGTTCCGCCTCGACCGCAAGAATGCGCGCCTGCGCTCGATCGCGAACGGGCGGCCGACCAAGAGCCGACGACGGCGGATCGTCGAGATCCGGCCGACGGACAGCGTGCCCGTGCGCTGCATCGCCGTCGACTCACCGAGCCATCTGTACCTGTGCAGCAAGGCCTGGATACCCACGCACAACACGGAAGCAGGGAACAACTTTCTGGGCTATGTCATCCACCATGCGCCGGGGCCGATCCTGGCCGTACAGCCGACGGTCGAGCTGGCCAAGCGGTTCAGCCAGCAGCGGGTCGAGCCGCTGATCGAGGCCAGCCCGATGCTGCGGGAGCGGATCGCGCCGGCGAGATCGCGGGACTCGGGCAACACGGTGCTGAGCAAGACCTTCCCCGGCGGCATCCTGGTGCTGACCGGGGCCAACTCGGCCGTGGGCCTCCGGTCCATGCCGGCCCGCTATCTGTTCCTCGACGAGGTCGACGCGTATCCGCCCTCGGCCGACGAGGAGGGCGATCCGGTGGCCCTGGCGGAGGCGCGGACCCGGACCTTCGCCTGGCGGCGCAAGGTGTTCCTGGTCTCAACCCCGACCATCAGGGGCACGTCGCGGATCGAGCGCGAGTACGAGGCGTCGGACCAAAGGCGCTTCTTCGTCGCCTGCCCACATTGCGGTCATGCCCAGTTCCTGACCTTCGAGCGGCTGCGCTGGGACAGGAACAAGCCCGAGACCGCAGCGTACCAGTGCGAGGGCTGCGACGAGCGGATCGAGGAGCGGCACAAGACGGCGATGCTCGCCGGTGGCGAGTGGCGGGCGACGGCGACCTCGGCCGATCCGCTGACGGTCGGGTTCCACATCTCCAGCCTCTACTCGCCCCTGGGCTGGCTGTCGTGGGAGCGGATCGCGCGGGAGTGGCTGGCGGCGCAGGGCTCCGACGAGGCGATCAGAAGCTTCAAGAACGGCGTGCTGGGCGAGACCTGGCAGGAGAGCGGCGAGGCGCCGGACTGGCAGCGGCTCTACGATCGACGGGAGGCTTGGAAGCCCGGCAACGTTCCTATGGGCGGCCTGTTCCTCACCGCTGGCGCGGATGTCCAGAAGGACCGGATCGAGGTCGATGTCTGGGCCTGGGGCCGCGGACTGGAGAGCTGGCTGGTCGACCACCTGGTGATCGAGGGCGGTCCTGGCAGTGCCGCGAGCTGGGCGGCGCTAGATGCCTTGCTCGCCCGTACCTGGCCGCATGCATCGGGTGCCACGATGGCGCTGTCCAGGCTCGCCATCGATACTGGCTACGAGGCGCCCGCCGTCTATGCCTGGGCCAGGCGGGCCGGCTTCGCCCAGGTGGCACCGGTCAAGGGGGTGGAGGGCTTCAACCGGGCGAGCCCGGTCTCGGGACCGACCTTCGTCGACGCCACCGACGGCGGCAAGCGGCTGCGCCGCGGGGCGCGCCTCTGGACGGTGGCCGTCTCGACCTTCAAGGCTGAGACCTACCGCTTCCTCCGGCTGGACCGGCCGACCGACGAGGCGACGGCGGCGGGCGAGGCCATGCCGGCCGGGATGGTGCACTTGCCGTCCTGGATCGACAGCGAGTGGGTCAAGCAGCTGGTCGCCGAGCAGCTGGTGACGGTGAAGAACCGGCGCGGCTTCCAGAAGCTCGAGTGGCAGAAGCTCCGGGAACGCAACGAGGCGCTCGACTGCCGGGTCTATGCCCGCGCCGCCGCCTGGATCGCCGGCGCCGATCGCTGGCCCGAGCGCAAGTGGGTGGAGCTCGAGCGCGAGCTCGGGGTCAGGGCGGCGCCCGCGACGACCGCGACAGTGTCTGACGGCGTGCCGCACGGCGAAGTGGCCGAGCGCTTCGCTGATCGTCACCACGACCGCGGCCGCAGCCACTGGCTCGGCGACCGGCAACGCAACTGGTTTGCGCGATGAGCGCAGAGCAAACGGCGGCAAGAGCGGTCAAGCAGACGACCGTTGGACTTAACCGCAGCTTAACCAGTGCTGCGGCAATGTCGCCACCATGTTGGATGTCGCCATCATCGCTGCTTCGGCAGGTGCCACGCTCGCACCGCGAGTGGTAGCGCTGGCACGGCTGATCGAGGCGCATCCGGCCTATCATCTCCTCGCCGAGTACGAGGCGCTCTTCGTCGATCGGCACTGCTGCGCGGCCGAGACCATTCCCTGCCTGGAGCAAGCGGCAAACGACTTGCTCGTCCGGGTGAACGAGGTGATCGCCGTCCTCGAGGCAACCATAGCACCGGGTCCGAGTATCCCGGACTAGTCAGCAGCTCGCGCATCACCCATGACCCGCATTCCGTTCGCGACCGTGCACGGGACGCCGACAACGCATGACCACCTGGACCGAGACCGAGCTCCTGGCCCTGCGCCGGGCCTACGCCTCGGGCACGCTGCGGGTGAGCTATGACGGCAAGTCGGTCGAGTACGGCTCGGCCGAGGATCTGCTCAGGCGCATCCGGCTGATCGAGGGTGAGATGGCGACCGCGGGTGGCAAGCCCAGGCCACGCCGCAGCTTCGCGTCCTTCGCCAAAGGCTGAGCCCATTGAACTGGCTGGATCGGACGATCGGCGCGGTGGCGCCGGGTGCGGCGCTGCGCCGTGCCCGCCAGCGCCAGGCGCTGGGCCATCTGAGCCGCGCCTACGAGGGGGCTCGGGTCGGCCGGCGCAGCGACGGCTGGATCACTGCCGGCACCAGCGCCAATGCCGAGATCGGCCCCGCACTCTCCCGGCTCCGCGAGCGCAGCCGCGACCTGGTGCGCAACAACCCGTACGCCACCAAGGCGGTGCAAGCTCTGGTCAGCAACCTGGTCGGCACCGGCATCATGCCGCGGGCCAGAGCCAGCCGGCAGAAGCTGGTTCGCGATGCCGACAGCCTGTGGCAGCGATTTGCCGAGACCGCCGATGCGGACGGCCAGACCGACCTCTACGGTCTTCAGGCATTGGTCGCCCGGACCATGGCCGAGAGCGGCGAAGTGCTGATCCGCCTCCGCGATCGCCGGCCCGAGGACGGTCTGCCGGTGCCCCTGCAGCTGCAGCTGCTCGAGCCCGATCACCTCGATCCCAGCAAGACAGCCGAGCTGCCGGATGGCGGCTTCGTCCTGCAGGGTGTGGAGTTCGATCCGCTAGGGCAACGGCGGGCCTACTGGCTCTTCCCGGTTCATCCGGGCGAAGCGGCGAGCTTCGCACGGCAGCGGCTCTTGAGCCAACGGGTGCCGGCGGACCGGGTGCTGCATCTGTTCGAGCGGTTGCGCCCCGGGCAGATCAGGGGCGTGCCGTGGTTCGCGCCGTCGATCGTCAAGCTCCGCGATCTCGACGAGTACGACGATGCCGAGCTGGTCAGGAAGAAGATCGAAGCCTGCTTCGCCGCCTTCGTCACCGGCGACGAGGACGGGGCGACGCTCGGGGCCAGCTCGACCGATGCCGAGGGCCGGCGGATCGAGCGCTTCGAGCCCGGGATGATCGAGTACTTGCCCTCGGGCAAGGATGTCCGCTTCGCCACGCCGGGGGCGAGTGGCGGCTACGCCGAGTACATGCGCGTCCAGCTGCACGCCATCGCCGCCGGGGTGGGCCTCACCTACGAGCTGCTGACCGGTGATCTCAGTCAGGTGAACTACTCCTCGATCCGCGCCGGCCTCATCGAGTTCCGGCGGCGCATCGAGGCGCTGCAGTGGCAACTCCTGGTCCCCGGCCTCTGCCAGCCGGTCTGGCGGCGCTTCGTCGCCGTGGGCCAGGCCACGGGGGTGTTGCCGCCGGGGGTGATCGGTGCGGAGTGGACGGCACCGCGCTTCGAGGCCGTGGATCCCTTGAAGGACATCCAGGCCGACATCCTGGCGGTCCGGGCTGGCCTGATGACGCTCAAGGAGGCGATCGCGCGGCAGGGCTACGACCCGGCCAGCGTGCTGCCGGAGATCGCCACCACCAATACCGAACTCGATCAGCTGGGGATCACCCTCGACACCGATCCGCGCAAGGCCACCAGGACCGGCGCCGCCAAGCCGGTGGACGAGCCCGACGACAAGCAGGAGACGTCAGATGACTGAGGCCGCGCTTGCGACGGCTGCTCCGCCAATCCCGACGATGCCAGAGCATATCGACCTGCCGCTGCAGCATCGCCACGAGGTCCGGCT